GTGGTAATATATATTTGTACCGAGTTAGGAACGACAAAAAATCAGGAAGGAGGGCATATGGAAAAGAAAACACCTTATTTGAAATTAAAAGGATATATGGCTGAAAATCAAATAAAGTCACAAGATGTAGCTAAATTGTTGAATTTAACAGATACAACTTTTAGTAAAAAAATTAATAGAAATGGTCAAGATTTTAATGCTGAAGAGATTAGAATTATGTGTAAAGAATATAAATTAGATGCAAATATATTTTTTTTGGTCTAAAAGTTGCTAGAAAGGAACTAAAACAATGAACATTATTACATCGGGTTTTTATCATAATGAAGATGATAAGATTTTTGATATTTCTATAATTGATGATTGTTCTGAAAGAGTTTTAAAACTTATAAAAGAAACTTTACCAGAAGATTATCATACTTATGAAATTTATGAGGACGTGTTAGAAAGGTGTGGTGAAAAATTAAAATATAAAAATTTTAAAGATTTATAAGGGAGAAAAACATGGAGAAAACTGTTATTCCTATTAAAGAACTTGCTAAGAGATGGTCTTGTACTGAAAGCTATATTTATAAGCTCGAGGGTCAGGGTGTTCTCACAAGGACTAAGCTTTCTAAGGTTTGTTTTCCTATCAAACAAGTTAGGGAAATTGAATTGTCGGAAGAAGAAAGTCCGACTTTAAAAACAGTGAGGGAACTTAAGGATGTGAATAAGAAATTAGATGAGGAAAACAAGTATTTGAAGAAATCTTTGTTTGAATTATCAAGAGTAGTTTATGGAGGAAGTTATGAAAAGAAGTGAAGTTTATAGAAATTTTAAAGAGTTTGGTTTACCAAGATATTTAGTTTTAACTGAAAAGGAAAAAAGAAGAGAAAGCATAATGTGGGTTAGTGTTTCTGTTTTACTTTTGATTCTTGTTCTTCTTGGTGAAAATGACCTTGTTAGAAATGCTGGTGGATTTTCTTTATTTTTTGTAAATATTGTTGGTGTTTTGTCTAGATAAAAGAAAAGACTTTATTAAATATCAAAGCCGAAAAGATAATTTATAAAGTCACTTTAATTATAACAGAAAGTTTTAAAATATGGAAGAAAATTTACAAAGGTTAGAAAACGAATATAGACAAAACATTAAAGATTTGAGAACTGAAAGCCTTAAATTTAAGTTAAGGTTTATGAAAGCAAAGGGTGTTAACTCTGATAATTCCAATGAGTTTAGGATTATAAGAGAAGAAATTAAAAGACGTGAAAGACAAAATGAAAGAATGGTGGGTGAGATACAATAAAAAAACTTAATTATGAAATTGTTGGGAGTGGCTCAACAGGTAATTGTGTTGTTATTGAAGATATGATGTTTGATATTGGTTTACCTTATAAAAAGATTAAAGATCATCTTTATGATATCAAATATATCATCATAACTCATAGGCACACAGATCATGTGAATAGAGCTACTGTAAAAAGAATAATGAAAGATTTTCCAAGAATTAAAATAATTGGAAACTATGATGTGAGTGATTTGATAAGACTTGATTATCCCGTAGGAGATGAAACAGTTTTAGGATTTAAAGATAGAAATATTACAGCTTTTAAATGTATTCATGATGTGCCATGTAGTGGTTATGTTGTGGAAATAAAAGGGATTACTTTTATTTATGCTACTGATACTTTTTCTTTAGAAAATGCTCCTAAGGTTAAATATGATTATTTCTTTATTGAGTCTAATCATGATGAGAAAAAGATAGAGCTAGCAAGAAATCAGGCTTATAAAAAGTACGGATATAACGTGTATAAAGGTGCAAAAAGACACTTATCTACTCAAAGAAGTCAATTGTTTTATTTTCTTAATAGGAAAGATAAAGATAGTGAATGGATTGAACTTCACAAGAGTAGGAGATTTTATTAGAGGAAAACAATGGAAGAAAAAGAAGTTATAAAATTTGATAAAAAGAATGAGAGAATGTTGACAATTTGTTTTAGTTCCGGAATGTGTGAAACTCACTTTAACGTGATAGATATTGATTTTCAAGACGAATATGTGATTATTTCACGACTTGTATATGAAGATAAATTATTTAAAGAAATATATAAAAAAGAAAATATTTTATCATACAAAATGGAATTTAAAAACATAGTGATGGTTGGAGATGAAGAAGATGGAGAATAATTATCTTGATTTAAAAAATGAAAATATAAAGGTTGTAAAACCTGTGATATCTTTTCCTGAATATGAAAAATTAATGGATCAAGGAAAAGAAGTTGCAAAATTTATTGAATCTATTGAACTTGACGATTCTAATATCAAACAAGTTAAAAAAGTTCTTGCAAGTGCAAATAAGGCTATTAAAGAGCTTAACGATAGAAGAATAGCTATAAAAAAAGAAATACTTGAACCTTATGAAGTTTTCAATTCTCAAATAAAAGATATTGAGAAAATTGTTAAAGATGCTGATACAAAATTAAGAAATGAAGTTAGAAAGCTTGAAGAGATAGAAAGGGATAATAAGAAAAAACAGATTGAAGAAATTTGGAATAAAAGAATAAGTCAATATCAATATGCAAAACTAATGGACTTTGATGATTTTCTTGACAATAAACACTTAAATCAGTCTACAAGAATGAAAAGTATTGAAGAAGATATGGTTAACAAGCTTGAAAGCTTTGAAAGAGATTTGGAAATTTTATCTAAAAGAGATGATAAGAAAGACGGGATAAGTTTATACAAAGAATTTAAAGATTTAGGGACTGTTCTTCAAGTTTTGAAAGAAAAAGAAGAACAAATTGAAAGACAAAAAGAAGTTTTAAAAGAAATAGAAACAGACAAAGAAGAAGTTTATATCTTTAGAATAGTTGGAAAAAAAGATAAAAACTTTGTAGAAATGTTACTTAAAGAAAATGATATCGAATATAAATTGGAGGAAATATAATGGCAGATAATTTAAGAGAAGATTTAGAGTTAGTAGAAGTAGTTTATGAAAACAATGATAAGAAAGCAGTTTTAAAGTTTTTAGATATTGAAAATGGAGAAATACTAGAAGTCAATTTTAATAAACAAGTTTTTGTTAATGGTAAATGGAAGGATGATGAAAAAAAGGCTGAAAAAGTTGATGAGTGGTGTGAAGAATATCTTGAAAAAGACTTTTCTAAATTATCAGATAGGGTTGGAGATAAATTTAATGTGTATAGGTATGAAAAATACAATTCTATGTGGGAAAGTGAAGAAATTATAAAATTTTCTAAAGATCAACAAGGAATGATTTTTACTACAAAGATTGAAAGTGTTGAAGATACTGGAACAAAAATTTCAATTAAATATTTGATTGATGAAAAACTTTATGAAACAAAGATGACCTATGCCGACTACATGGAAGATTTAAAACAATGGTTTACCAATCCTCAAAAAAAGGTAAAGCAATTTGAAAAGTTTGAGAAAAAATTTGGAGTTAGTGTTGAAAATTCTGATGAAATTCTAGGAAAAGAAATAATGGTTGAAGTTAAGGTTGCATTTGGAAAATTTCCTTATGGGGATATAAAGAAACCTAATTGGGCTAACAAGGATAAATAAAAATGTATGAAGATTATTTATTCTTTGATATAGAGGTTTTCAAATATAATTCCATGGTTGTTTTTAAGGATATAGATGGGAATACCGAAAAGGTATTTTCATCATCCTTAAATGGATTGGGTGAATATCTTGACAAAGGAATTTCTATTGAACAAGGTTATGAAAATCTTGAATCTTTTGTGAATGGAAAAACATTAGTTGGATATAACAATCACTTTTATGATGATAGGATAATGAAAGTTATGTTACAAGGTGGACTAACTTTAGATGAAAAACAAAAGATTATAAAGGAATCTAATGACAACATCATAGGTGGTAAAAATTTAGGTTGGTTAAAATATACTAATAATCTACCTTATAAGTCTTTAGATTGCTTTCAACAAATTGATATATCTAAACCATCTCTTAAAAAGATTGAAGGGAATATGGGTGTATCTATTATTGAATCAAGTGTTGATTTTAATATCGATAGAGAACTTTTACCAGATGAGAATTTAGAAACTCTTAAATATTGTGAATATGACGTTTTAAATACTATTAAAATATTCAAAATGAGAAATGATTATTTTGAATCCAAACAAGCAATTGTAGATATGATTGATGATAGAAAAGTTAGAGATAAGGCTTATAAATGGAATACAACCTCTATTGTAGGTCAAATTTTAAAAAGTAATAAAACTCTATTTACAACTGGGATTTTGCCAAGTGATGAACTTTTATCCCATGTAAATGAAGAAGTAAGAGAAATGTGGAGTGAACTTATTAATAATGTAGATTATAAGTTTGAGAAAAAGAAAGTTGTTATAGAAGAATTTGGAAATGAAATAGAGTTCGGTTGGGGAGGTTTACATGGTGCTCCTAAGGGTTTTGTGAAGGCAGAAAATGTAAGGTTAAAGGATGTAAATTCCATGTACCCGAACTTATTAATAAACCTTAATGGACTTGTTGATAAGACAAAACTTTATAAAGAAATCCTTGATTATAGACTTAAATTAAAACATGAGGGAAAAAAGAAAGAACAAGCTCCTTATAAACTCATCCTTAAGAATTGGGGTTGAGTATAAAAAATTCATTGAACACTATCAGTGGTGTGAGATTTCCAAAAATCTTGCTAACGGGGAACGGCTCTAATTTTAATAGCTCAATCCCGTGCTAATACTCAAAAGCTTGAAAAGGAGGTGAAATATGAAAATAGAAATTGGTCAAAGATATGGAAAATTGACTGTTATAAAAGATTTAGGAATGATTGAAAGACCTAATGGAAAAAAGAGACATTATTGGAAATGTAAATGTGATTGTGGAAACACTTTTGATGTAAGAGGCGATTGCTTAAAAAGTGGAAATAATAAATCTTGTGGTTGTTTGCAATTTGAACATGCAAAAACAACTCATAACATGACAAATACTAAAATATATCGTGTTTGGGCTTCTATGAAACAAAGGTGTGAGAATCCAAATGATAACGCCTTTAAATGGTATGGAGATAAAGGAATTAAAGTTTATAAGGAATGGTCTAACTCTTTTGAAAGTTTTTATTCTTGGGCAAAACAGAATGGATATCGAGAAGGATTGACTATCGAGAGAATCAATGTTGAAGGTGACTATAAACCTGAAAATTGCAAATGGATAACACAACAAGAACAACTACTAAATACTAGAAGAAGTAGGGTTATAACTTATAAGGGTAAAACTCAAACATTGAAAGAATGGTCGGACGAGTTAGGAATTAAATATATGACTTTATGGTATAGATTAAAACGTTGGTCTATAGAAAGAGCTTTTGAGGAAAGTGTAACGACTATCCCGAAAGGGAGTACATCTTCTATTGATACGGAGGTGGAAGCGGTGAACAGTTTAAATACTGATGAGATAGTCTAATCTCTATGGATAGTAAACATAGAGTAGAAATGAAATTCAACTTACGGATTATTAAACAACAAATACTCACAATTAAATAACCCTACGTTAGCATATTCAATATGTATTCATGGACAGGTGGCAGTATATGAACTTGCTAGAAGGTTAGCAGAAATAGGAGCAAAGATAATTAACATTAATACAGATGGTGTAGCTTATACGCTTGATGGAAATGATGATGAAAAAGTAGCTTCTGATTGGGAAAAAGAATTTAACTTATCACTTGATACAGACTATTTCAAAAAATGGTGGCAAAAGGATGTTAATAACTATATAGCCTTGACTGATAAAGACAAGATAAAGGTTAAAGGTGGTGATGTTAATAAATATCATGAAGACAAGTATTTTGCAAATAATGATATAAGAATAACTCATATAGCCTTGGTTGACTATCTTGTTTATGGGAAAAGTGTTGAAAAAACTATACTAGAAAATCTTGATAAACCTTTACTTTTTCAATATATCTTAAAGGCTGGTAATACGTATCAAGGTGTGGTCAATCGTGATAAGCCTGATGAATTATTGAATACTAAGATAAATAGGGTTTTTGCAACACCTAGTGGAATGCAGATACTAAAGAAAAGACAAGATGGTGGACTTGTCAAGTTTGCCGATACACCTAATGAAATGTATTTGTGGAATGATGATTTGAAAAATTTAAAAAACTTTAAGGAGATTATAGATAAACAATGGTACTACAATCTAACAATGAAGAATCTAAAAAGATGGTGTTAGAAGTTGTAGGAAATAGGAGGACAAAATGTGTATGTAGAATTTGAAAAAGGACAAAAATATTCAAATAAAAATGCTGATATTTATGACAGACACGAATCATTCAAGGATGCTGGTTGGATATTAGAAGATAATGATTATGTTATTGATATTGACACTTTAGATAAAGAACTGATCAAAAAGATTATTATTGCTTTTGATATAAAAACTCAAACAGTATGGACTGATAGGGGAGTACATTTCTATTTTAAAAAACCTGATGATTTCAAAAGGGGTGCTAATAGAATTTCCCCTTTAGGTTTTCCTTATGAAATAAAACATAAGGGAAATACTAAGGCTGTTACTATCAAAAGAAATGGAGTATTAAGAGAAATTGAAAATCAAGGTATAAGAGAAGATGCTCCATATATATTTAATTCAAATAAGCAATTTGATACTCTTTTAGGACTTTGTGAGGGTGAAGGTAGGAATAATAAACTATTTAAGTTAAGAACTCAACTAACAGGAGTTAGGGAGTGGAGAAAGATACTTAACTTTGTAAATGAAAATATATTTGCTGAACCTTTACCTGATAGAGAAATGCAAGAGTTGACAAGGGAAATGAGCCTTGATAGTGAAGAGATAACAGAATATGAAGTTGCTACATGGCTAATGAATGAACTTAATTTTGTTCAGTATGGACAAAGATATTATTTCAAAGTTGATGGCGAATATACTTTTGAAGAATCTTTATTACAAAAGAGAGTTTATGAAAAAGTAGGTAGGCAAAAGTCAAGATATGTTGATGAGGTTATCAAGCAAATGGAATATAGGTGCAAGAAAATAGACCAAGCAACTGTATTTCCTATTAAGTTTAGAAATGGATATCTCAAAGATGGTGAGTTTATTGATTTAGTTACTGATACTTTTTCGCCTTATATGATTGATATCGACTATGAGGGGGAAGTAGAAAAGGTTGAGGTTGTTGATAATTATATTGACCACTTAACGGGTCATGATAAGGACTACAGAAATCTTTTACTTGAAATATTAGGTCATACTTTAATAGTTGATCCTGAATTTAAAAGACTGTTAGCAAAGTTTTTTATCTTTATAGGTGATGGGGGAAATGGTAAAGGTACTTTATTACAAATTATAAAGACGATTTTAGGCTCTAAAAATGCTAGTGGTATGTCTATATCAGAATTGTCAGATGAACGATACCTACCCTCATTTAAAGGCAAATTAGCTAATCTTGGAGATGATATTCAAGACCAAGCTATTGATGATAGAAATATGAAAGTTTTAAAGAATATATCCACTTGTGATTATATTTCAACAAGGGAATTATACAAAAGTGCTGAGGATATGTATTTTACGGGTTCACTTATTTTTACATCTAATCATATGTTGAAGTCTTGGGAAAAAGGTAAATCCTACAAAAGACGTGTTTTATGGCTACCTATGTATACAAAGGTTAAAAAGAAAGATCCTAAGTTTATTACAAATTTAACAACTGAAAAGGCTCTTAAATATTGGATTAAGTTAATAGTTGATGGATATAAAAGACTTTACCAAAATGGTGGATTTACAAAAAGTAAAGTTGTTGAGGATTTTAATGTTTCTTATCATGAAGAGAACAATCCTGCTTTGATATATTTGGAGGATTACAAGTGTGATGATTTTGTGAGAAAACCTGTTAGAGACGTTTATGATGATTATGAACAATGGTGTAAAGATAATGCTGTTAAATATTCAGAAAATATGATTAGAAATGCTATACTAGAAAATTTTGGAATGAAAGTGAAAGTTGTGAAAATTAACGGGAAAGCTACAAGGTGTTTTGAATTTAATGAAGAAGAATAGAAAAGGTTACGTTTCACCATTTCTCTTCTTTGTTGATATGTCAACATTTGTAGGGAGAAGTTATGGTTACGTCTTATTTCTCAAAAGTTTTTCTATATATATTGGACGTTTGTTTCTTTAGAAAAACAAACATACAGAATTACGAATAACTTTTAGGAGTTATAAGTAACCTTATAACTTTTAAAGAAATATATAATATAAATATTGAAATATAAACATCATAACGGTTACGTTGAAGGTTACGTTGAGGTTACTTTGGTTACGTTTGAAAAATAAATTAAATTTATAAATATAAATAATTTTGAATAAATAAAAGGAGAATACAATGAATTTAATAAAAGCTATAGATATAGATGGAGATATTATTTATCTTAATACGGATGTTATAAACCAAATAATAATAGGTGATGAAAATCTTGAAGAGAAATATCTTGTGATTCTTTCTAATGGAACAATCTCTGTCAAAGAAAGTAATGAAATAGACAGAATAATAGAAGATTGTGATTGGATTGAAAATATGCTGTATGAGGAGTAAAAATGTATTATTTCATAAGATTGAATAATCAAAGAGTAGATGAGTGTGTTTTTGACATAGAGTATGAAGAAGATGATTTTGAAACCCGATATATAATTTGGGACGAAGAAGTTATTTATCCTGAAAAGATGAATTTTTGGAATTGTATTGAAAGTATTGAGGTTTTTGAAGATATAAAAGAAATAGAAGGACAATTGGAGTTTATATGAAAGATAAATTGACTAGATTTGATAGAATCATAATGATTTTTGAAATAGATAGGGAATATGAAGAAAATAGAATGAAAATTGTAGAAAAAATAAAAGAAGTAAAGGAAGAAGAATTTTGGTTTGAAGAATGTGTTTATTGTACCTTAAGACATAAATATCTAACTAAGAATTTAAGAAAGCAATACCTTAATATGAGTTGGGATAAAAAAGAATTAACTTTAAATTTCAACAATTACAAAACTAAGGAGTGGAAAGCAATTTTCACTATAGAGGAAATGTTGGAACTTGAAAATAAGTATAGGATTTCTAAGGAGTTTATAGTAGAACCTCATACTGTATGGAATAGATTTAATGAAAATGGGGAAATTATTGATTTTAGATTTTAAAAAAAGGAGTAAAAATGAAAAAAGTTTATATAGTTTATAAATTAAGTGAATATGGAGTTTTAAAAGTTGATAAGATATTTTCTAAACTTTCTAGTGCTAGAAAATATGCGAGTGATCAAAGACTTAAAGGTGGATTTTATCACTTTGAAGAAATGAGGGTTGAGGAATGAGTTTGTAAAGGATTTTGCTGAACTAACTCATGATTTGGAATGGTGGTTGTCAGCTGATTATGGTCAAGAAAAGTATAGAAAATCTTTAAAAGAGTTTAAAGAGAAATGGTTTAAAAACTATAGCGAAAGAGAAAAAGAAGCGATTAAAAAGATAAAGGAAAAAGCTATAAAGGAAATTGAAGAATTATAGGAGAAGGATTTATATGAAAATTGATGATAAAGATTACACTATTCATCTTAGTGAAATGCAAATAAAAGATATTAAAAGTGCTTTGAAGTTAGCTAAAATTTATTATGTAATAAATTATAATGATTTTGAAGGAAGTGATAGGCTTGGAGAAATTATTGAAAAATTGGAGGATTTGATTAATGAAAACTAATGAATTTATAAAAAGAGTTGACGAGTTAGGGTTTAAGGCTCATAAGGGAGTTACATGTATAGATATAGTTAGTGATGGATTTACTGTTGCTAAAGTATCTACGTATCGAGTATATGTTATTAATTCTTTCTGTTTTGTTGATGTTGAATGGACAAATCAAGACAAACTTTTTAACCTTATTGTTGAGTATGCAAAGACTCCTATTGAGGATAGAAAGGAAGAAACTAGGTTTTATTTGAAACATAGATATTTTAGATTTTATAATGGATCAAGCAAATATTTAGGAATGGATCTTGTAAAAGATAAACCAGATTTATATTCTAAAATAGCATATGGGTGGGTAAAAAATCAATTTACAGAAAAAGAAATTGATGAAATTGAAGAAGAGTTTGATACAGATTTGAAAGACTTTGAGTTAGTAGAGGTAGAAGAATGAGTAATTTGTCTAAACGAGAGTCGATTATAAAAAAATACTTTAGTGAGTTTGAAGAAGAAATTGACTTTGATACCTGCACCTTTAGTGGCAAACTAAAAGCTAAGGGATGTGAGCTAAGTTATGGGGAACTTAAAAAAATAATTGTGAATAGTAGGGATCATGAGAACTTTAGTATGAGAGTGGAAGTTTTTTATGAAGAAGATGACACTCTAGGACTTACTATTATGCATGGATATGTAAACGGAAGGTATAATTCTTTAGCTATTTTATAAAAAGATTTCAAAATTTGATGTGGAGGTTAAGGAATGAAAGTAACACTTTATTATGATGATTGTAGGCATTGTTCTAGTGATGATTATCCTTATAAGATTATAAAAGTTGAAAATGTAAATCATTTTTGGAGTAATTGGTATTCTGAAAAGGAATTAATTAGATGTGATAGTGAGGGTAAGTCTCATTTGGAATATTTAAAGAAAGATAGAGTTATTGAAATTTGGATTGAGGAGGAAGAATGAAAATAATATTGATGAATCCATACTATGATGAAGAAATAGAAGTATTAGAAGATTTAGATTATTTTAATAAGTCTTATAAAAATATTTTAAATGGTAATGAAGAGAGTATAAAATTAACACAAATTAAATGCATGGATGGTATGGGTGCAATAAAAAGTGATAATGAAAGAATAATATTTATAAATCCTAGGCATTGGGCAAAGGTAGAGGTAGAAGAATGAGTGATAAGCAAAAATCATTATTAATTGATTTTATGTATATAGTTTTCAGTTGGATTTTGTTATGGCTTGATGTTGATAAGTCTACAATTATTTTAAGTTTATTATCAGTTACTTATGTAGAAGTTATTCACTTGAAGTGGGAGTTGAAAGAATGAGTGATAGTAAAGGGATAAGCAATTTAACAATCATTATGGTTTATTATATGTTTTTTGATAGGTATGGTTGGAAAGATTATGCATTTTGTATATTCTGGGCTTTTATATTTAGTTTTATTAATTTTGAATTAGTTTATGAAGATTTAAAAATGAGAATAAAAAGGATAAAAAGGTGGAAGAATGATACCAAAATTTAGAGCGTATTTTAAAAAATACAAGAGAATGATATACAACGTTGGTGTAGTAAATGAAAACAGCATTTTAGTTGATTTTAACGGAGATGGAGATTGTGAATATATGTTTCTAATAAATGATATAAAGTTAATGCAATCTATTGGTTTAAAAGATAAGTATGGCAATGAAATATACGAAGGAGATATCTTGACTGATGAAGGTATTTTCGAAAATGATTGTTGGGATTATGGCAATATTGAATTTGATAAAGAGGACTATACTTACTATATCAGTTGGACAATTGAAGGTGTATTAGAACCAATAACGGCTTGTAGTGATTATGCAATAGCAGGTAATGAATATGATGTTAGAAAAATATTAGATAGGTTGGATAAATGAAAGTAAAAGATTTAATTAAAGAGTTAGAATTTTTTTATCTACAAGACGAAGATAGTGAGGTTTTAGCTTATCTTTATGAGCCAGAAATAGACGTTGAACACGAGTGCGAAATAACAGTTGATGGTGATATTACACCGATATTAATTTTAGAAGAAGTTGGGAGATATTGAGATGAAGATTAAAGAAGTTAAAAATGACGGAGATATAACTATAGTTAAGATTGATGATGAGGAAACAAAAACAACAGTTAAAGATAAAAATTCTAATGAATCTTTAATAACACAAAATAAAAATACTTATGAAATTAAATTTGAAAAGGATTTGGAGATAAATAATGAACAATAAAAGTTTTGGAGAATTAAAAGAATTAGTTTTGGAATGGGCAGATGATAAGGATTTGTTACATCATAAGAACTGTGAAAAACAATTCATGAAATTTGTAGAAGAAGTGTTTGAGTTTAAAAGTGAAATGGATTTAGATCACTTTGTTTATGGACGAGTTATGAATGAGAAAACCAAGCTTGAAATGGGAGATATTTTTGTAACTCTTATTATCCTTTGCGAACAGTTAGGAATTGACCCTGTTGTATGTTTGGAGATGGCGTATAAAAAGATTAGTAAAAGGCACGGTCGTACTATCAACGGGACTTTTGTTAAGAGTGAGGATTTGTAAATGGGAAAAATTATTTATTTAATTTCTGTTTTAAGTGGAGTTAGGGTAGTTAATTTTATTTTACTTGTTTTAATTCCAATGGTTGTAGGTGCTGTGATAGCTTATTTGTCAGATAACTTAACTTTTTTAAATGGAGATGAGCGAAAAAGATATGATAAAAAATTGAAAAGTGTAAGTTTAAAGTTTTCTATATTATGGATTATAATACTAATTTCAACAATTTTAATACCTAATAAAAAAGAAATGTATCTTATAGCTTTGACTAAAAATTATGAAATAGAAGATATTGGTAAAATGAGTAAAAAAGAAATTGAATCTACAGTTGATTATGTTTTTGAAAAAATGGATGAGTTAAAAGATAAAAAGTGAGGATTAACAATGCGAGACTATTTTGACGGTGCTTTGAAAGCAAAAACTAGAAAAGAGAGAATTGATAAAATAGGTTTTGTAAGAGAACTTGTTGAAGATTTGACTAATATGAAAATCGAAAGTGTTAAATATCTTAATAACGAATCCTATCATATAAAATTTCTAAATAAACAACATAAAGATTTGAATATAAATGTTCATATGGATTCTTTAAGTGCTATAACTTATGATGTTATAAATCAAACAGAAGCTTATTTAAGGGAGTGATTATATGTTTTCTTATGATAAGGATAGGTTTGATAAATTTGATGAGTACTTTGTAGATAATCAATGTTTCTTTGAAGGAAGGTTGAAAGCCTTCTTCAAAGACCTTGATGATGATTCTATAATTCATTGTATCAATGGTGGGGGAATGGTTAGAGATATTGAGATAAAAAGAGATGGACTTTCTTTTACAGGATCATACTATTTCCCTGATATTTTTGAGATAAGAGAATTGAGTAGGGAGGAACTTTTTAAAGTTTATCATTTAGCAGAATATTCTTTATGTAAAAATGAAATAATTGAAAGAAAGAAAAGATGGGAGGAAAAAAAGAATGAAAATGCTAGAAAGAAAAAATTCTATCCATCTTATAAATACTATGCAAAAACTAAGTTTGATGATGTTATTTGTCATGCTTATTCTATGCAAAGTTTGGCTGACAAAATGAATGTTAGCATTAACACTATTAAATATAGGAAAAAACATAAACCTAAAGATTCCTGGTATGTTGAGACTGTAATAGTTGAAAAAGAAAAAGGAATAAGTGAAAAGAAGTATGAGGTTTATGATAAAAAAGGTGAATTAATTTTTGTAGGAAATACTTACGAGGATATATGTTTGGAATTTAAAATAAGCCCTGCAACTGTTAAATATAGGATTGGCAAGGGCAAAGAAGGAAAAGTTTTTGATGATTTTAATATAGTGAAGGTTGGATAAAATTAGGATTTGAGCTGAAATATACTGGAGAATTTATTTTGACTGATATAAGAAAAATTAAATATGAAATAAGTTTTGAAGAAACTGACGAGATGAAATATTTGATAAAAGAAATCAAAAGAATTGATAATGAAGAATTAGAAAGTGTTTATGAAAATATTTTAAAATCCCTTATTAAAGAAAATGTGAAAATAGAAAGGGTTTATAATGGATAAAGTTTACATGCTAGTTGAAAATGATGATGGCGGTAGTCAAGGCTGGGGTGATTATGTTACTTTGGTCGGAATATATACAAGTAAAGACGAAGCGAATAAGAAACTTAAGGAATTAGAATGTCAAAATGATGACATAGAAGATGAAAGTGACGAAATAAATCCTTGTAGTGAATGTTATTTTGATGATTGTGATGATTGTGAATTTGACGACTATGATCATGATTATGACTATGATGATTATGATGATACTAAATATAGATACAATGTGTATGAAATACCCTTAAATGAAACTGTTGGAAAATTTTTAGGCGGGCATGCTGAATGAAATATGTTTTCAATAAAATAATAAACATTTTATTAAGAATATTTGTTAAACTCGTACACTATGTATTTTTGATTTTAGAGTACTTAATAGACTTTATTGATTTGATAAGACAAAAATTAAAGAAAGGAAGATAAAATGAGTGAAACTATTGAAATATCTTTAAATTGTGAAGAAGCTACATTAATAGTAGACTATGCAGAATCAATGCTTAATACTTTAAAAGATGAGGGAGATAATTTAGATGTGTGGACTAAGGGATATTATACCATGTTAACTTTTAGGATTCTTACGAAAATAAGTCAAGCAATTCATGAGAAAGGATATGATAAATGAAAGAAATTAGACCTGATTATTATAAGTCAAATGGAGTTGAAACAATTGATGTAATTGAAGCTTTTGATTTGAACTTTAACCTTGGTAATGTTATTAAATACATTTTAAGAGCTGGTAAAAAACAAGGTGAAGAAAAGGAAAAAGATTTGAATAAAGCTTGCTTTTATCTCAATAGAGAAATTATAAAAGACCAAGTGATAAATGAGGAGATTTAATGCAAGATTTATATGTGGCACTAGTAAAAGATAAGTTAAAAAGATATGTTTATGCTGAAAAATATGTAAAAAATGCTAAAAAACACATTGAAGAACTTGAATGTAGAAAAGAAGGACAAATAACACCTACTTATGAAGAGAAACCACCTTTTGGAGGAGTTAAGGACAAGGATAAACTATTAAACATATTGGCTGAAATTGATTTATACAAAACAAATATAAAAGAAAATGAAAAAATAATAAAGCAAGTTGATATGTGTAGAAAAGGTATTTCTGAAATGGAATGGGAAATTATATTTGAAATATATGGTAAACCTTATAAACAAGATAAATTAGATTATCTTAAGGACAAATACCATTATTCAAGTAGCAAAATATATAAGATTGCCAATAAGACCATAGAACAGTTTTCCCTAAGTCTTTTTGGGGATTATTAAAATTGTCAAAAAGTGTGGAAAAATCGTGGAAACCTTTAGGTAAAAACCATGGTATGATAGTAGTGTGGAAGTGGTTAAAGAAATAGACGTATTTCTATTAAAGTTTGAGACATGGTCACTTTTGACCTCCTAAAGATATAGATGCTAGCTACTTCCTCCATTGTTTTTCTTTTATATAAATTCACGGAAGCGACTATAGAAATATGGTCGTTTTTATTTTGTCTAATTTTACATAAGGATAGGTGCTTTTGGTTTTGGTTTTAGCTGAAATAGGGGGCAAAATTAAATTTACTAAAAGCATGCTGGGAACTATATACTGTCAAGAAAAAGTTTGTGGGTGGAAAAGGTATATGAAAAAAGAAAACAAATTTGATAAGTACAAGAAAAACAATCTATATAAAAAATACAAAAGCAAAAGATGGAGAAAACTAAGAGAATATGTACTGATGAGAGATAAGTATATGTGTCAAGATTCTATAAGATATGGAAAAAGTGTTGATGCAAATACGGTACATCATATTTATCCTGCAAGTGAATATCCTGAATTATTTTATAACCCCGATAATTTAATAAGTTTATCCAACAAGTCACATAATAAAATGCACGATAGAACAAGTGATGAACTTACTAATGAGGGAAAAGAATTACAGAAAAGATTTGAGGTGAGGATATTTGGAAAAAGAAATAATTGAATGTATGAAGGGAATAGGAACATTTGACGAGTCTTTTTATATGACTATCAATATTCTTGATGGATTATTAAATGATTATGAAATGGCAAGAAATGAATGGGTTAAAGACGGTTGTCAGATGGTTGTTGAACATACAAACAAAAATGGTCAAACCAATATTGTAAAAAATCCTCTCTATCAATCTATGGAAAAATTAAGAATGGATATTTTATCCTATTCTAAAGAATTAGGACTTACACCATCAGGACTTAAAAAACTAAGACAATCTAGTTTTGATAAAGATGATGGAAAAATATCAAAAGTTGAAGAAGTTTTATTTAAGTTAAGCAATGGGTGATAAGGTTGAAAAATGAACATTTAAGAGAGGTAAAAAAGTATGTAAAAGATATTCAAAGTGGGAAAAAGGTAGCTTGTAAAGAATTAAAACAGATAGTAGGTAGGTTTGATGATGATCTTAAAAATCCTAAATTTGATTTTAAAACAAAAGAAGCTAACTTTGTAATAGGAATAATAGAAAATCTTTTTGAACATATACAAGGTGAAAGTCTTGATGGTAAACCGTTAGCTGGAAATAATTTAAAACTTGAATCTTGGCAAAAATTTATAATCTATAATCTTCTTGGATTTTACTGGAAGGGAACTGATAACAGAAGATACCAAGAAGCTTTTATTATGATACCAAGAAAGAATGGAAAAACTTCTTTTTCTGCAGCACTTTCTTTTGCACTTGGAATACTTGATATGTCTAACAATTCACAAGTTTACATAGTAGGAGCTGTAATAAAACAAGCACTTCAAGCTTTTAATTTTATTGTTTCAAATATTAAAGCTTGGGGAGAAAAGGAAAATTTTAAAATACTTGACAATAACAATGAACACTCTATTAAAAGAGAATTTAAAAAAGGTTCACTTTCTATAGAAGCTCTTGTCGATAGAGATTCTTTAAATGCTAACTATATAATCATGGATGAGTTACATGAGTATAAAAACGCTAGTAAATATGACAGAATGAAAAAGGCAACTCGTGCTTATACTAATAAACTTATCATAGGAATAACAACTGCTGGTGATAATATGAACTCATTTTGTTATAACAGGTTAGTTTATTGTCAAAAAGTTATTAATAAAAGTGAAAAAACTGGAAAATATGAAATTGAAGATGATAAGCAATTTGTATTTATAACCAAGGCTGATCAAGAAGAAGATGGTAGTGTTGATTTTACCAATCCTAAAATTCATGAAATGGCAAGTCCTAATTTTGGTGTATCTATTAGACCAGAAGATATTATGAGTGATGCAATGAAGGCTCAAAATGACCCTCAAACAAGAAAAGAGTTTTTGGCAAAAGACCTTAACGTTTATACATCAAGTTTAAAATCATATTTCAACCTTGAAACATTTAGATCAAGTGATAGTAAATATTCATGGACTATTGATGAATTAATTGACCTTGATATAGATTGGTATGGTGGTGCTGACTTATCAAAAATGCACGATTTAACTGCTGCTGCTCTTGTTGGAACTTATAAAGGTGTGGATATAATTATCACTCATGCTTTTTTTCCTATAACAAGAGCTTATATAAAGGCAGATGAAGACCAGATACCTTTGTTTGGTTGGTTAGATGATGGAAATTTAACTATGACAAATACTGATGTTGTCAACTATGCCGATATAGTAAATTGGTTTGTAGATATGAGAGGTCGTGGATTTAGGATAAAACAAATTGGTTTTGATAGGAAATTTGCTGATGAATTTTATCTTATGATGAAAGATAAGAGCTTTAAAATTGTAGATGAACCTCAATTATATATTAATAAGTCTAAAGGATTTAGAAGAATTGAAAGAAAAGCATTAAGTGGAGATTTATATTATCTACATTCAAGTGCTTATGAATATTGTGTAGATAATGTACATGGAGTTGAAAAAACTGATGATATGATCCAATATGAAAAAATCCTACCTAATTTGAGGATAGACTTATTTGATGCGAGTGTATTTGCAGAAGTTAGGTTAATTAACGATTTATCTAATAAAGAGGTTTGGGAAGACTGGATGAAATAATAAAAAAAAATAAATATGAAACTAAGTATAAAATATTATCCTCAAATGGAAAGAGCATATTTACTTAAAAGAGAGCATGGACTGTATGAACAGCATGCTCATTTTTATTGCTATAAAGACGCTGATAGGTGTAGAAAACTGATTGACGCTAATTTATATCCTAAGAATAAAAAAATACTTTATAGCTATGAAAAGAATACTTACAGATGAGGAATTTAAAAAGTTAAATAGAAAACCTAGATATAGGAATGTGAACAAGGGTGTGAAAAGAAAGTAGGTGATTAATATTGGATTTTTAGATTTTTTTAAAAGGGAGAAAGAATACCCTTATGTTGATGGAAAAAAGGAAGAACTACAAGCCTTAGCTGCTTGGAGGGTTGATTGTGACGAATACGTTAGGTATTTACCTTACGGCTATAGGTCAATGGCTGATAGTCCTGAAATTAAGGGTGGTATTGAAAAGATTGCTGAAATCATATCTTCTATGAGTATTCAACTTATGAAAAATACTGAAAATGGAGATGTGAGAATTAAGAATGGTCTTTCAAGATTTATTGATATTGAACCATCTTTGAAGATGAATAGGCAACTTTTAATTTCTTGGATAGTTCAAGAAATGATGTTACATGGAAATGCTCTTATAATTCCTCATACAAAAAATGGACTTTTTGTTGAGTTTGAAACCATTCCTTATGGTGAGTATTCCATTGTTGATGATGAGAGAAATCTTAAAAACAATAGGACTTATTATATAAGACTTAACAAGGACAACAAGATATATAAACCAGACGAGGTTTTACATTTTAGATACAATCCCAACCTTAAAAAACCTTGGGTTGGTGAAGGGCAAGAAATTTTACTTAAAGATTTAATGGACGGATTAGGTCAGGCAAGGTCAACTGTTCATGATTTTTTGGAAAATCAAATGTTACCTACTGTAATTATTAGTGTTGATTCTTTACCTACTGATTTAAAATCATCAAAAGGTCGTGATGAAATTGAAAAAAGATTTATTAAAAGAGCAAAAAATGGTCAACCTTGGATAGTTCCTTCTATGATGAGTGTCGAACAAATGAGACCTCTTACCTTAAATGATATTGGAATTAATGAAAGATTTGATATTGATAAGAAATCAGTTGCAGCTATTCTTGGAATACCTGAATTTATGCTAGGCATAGGAGAATTTGATAAAGACGAATTTAACAATTTCATTAGGACAAAGATTGCTGTTATTTGCAAAGCTATTGAACAAGAATTTACTAGAAAGATTTTAATTGATAACAATTATTATTTTGTCTTTAATAGAAAATCCATGCTTTCTTATGACCTTGATACTTTAGGAGGCTTATATATGGATTTGTTTGAACATGGAATAGTTACTGGTAATGAAGTCCGTGATGTTATGGGAATGAGTCCACTTGAAGGTTTAGATGAACTTTTAATATTGGAAAATTACATCCCTGTAGATAAAAGTGGTGAACAAGAAAAGTTGAAAGATTCTGATAAAAATACTGATGACAAGAAAGGTGGTGATAGTGGTGGTAAAGAAAGTCCAATACAGGACAAACAAGATTAATTTTCGTGAAAAGGAAGACGACAAAGAGTTAAGAATTGAAGGATATTTTGTAGTTTATGATGACGAAACCATGCTTTGGGATGGAGTATATGAAAAAATTGACCGACATGCTTTTGATGGCGAACTTGAAAAAGACATAAGGGCTTTGATAGGACACGACATGGAAAAGGTGTTAGGTCGAACAAAAAATAATACATTGACGCTTAAAAGCGATGACAAGGGCTTGTGGGGCTCAATCTTAATTAATAGAGATGACCCCGAAGCCCTTTCTTTATACCAAAAAGTAAAAAGAGGTGACGTTGACAAGTGTTCCTTTGGCTTCATTCCAACAGATGAAGAGTGTACGGAACGTTCTAACGGAAGCCTATTTACTGTTAAAAAATGTGACCTTATTGAAGTTAGTGTTGTAGCCTTTCCTGCTTATGAAAATACGTCTATAAGTGCTAGAAAAAAGGATTTTGAAAAGAAACGTGAGGAATTTAGGAAGTCCAAGTTAAAGGAGAAATTGAATGAAATTAAAAATCTTAATGCTTAGAAAAAAGCTTGAAGAAAGAAAAGCTAGATTAGAAAAAGTGAATGAAAACCTTGAAGAATTTGAAACAAGGGAAGCTGAACTTGAAGAAACAATCAATGAGTTAGATGAAAATTCTACCGAAGAAGAACATCAAGTGGTTGATGAAGAGATTGAAAAACTTGAAGGTGAAAAGAAAGAAAAATTAGAAGAAAAGAAAAATCTTGAAGATGAGATTGAAGAGATTGAAAAATCAATGTCTGAACTTGAAGAAGATACTGTCGAAGAAGAGGTAGAAGAAACAGTTGACGAAAGAAATATGGAAAAGAAAAAAGTTGAAAAAAGAGGTGGTTATATGAACTTTGCTAATTTAAATCTTAATAACGTAGATAGAAGACAAAGAGTTGGAGCAATACTTGAAAAAGATGAGAACGTTGAATTTTTTAGAAATGTTACCAACTTATATTTTAAAAGAGAAGCAGCTCTTGCTGGTTTAAGTAAAGATACTACTGGACTTATGATTCCTGATGATGTTTATTATGAAATCAATCAAAGAATAGGGGATTATGGTTCTTTATACAACATTGTTAGAAAATTAAATTTAGTTGGAAAAGCTAGAATTATAATGAACGCTGGTACTCCAAAAATGTATTGGACTGAAAAATGCGAACCTTTAAAAGAGACAACTCTTGGAGAATTAAATTCTGTTGAACTTGATAATTTCAAGCTTGGTGGATATCTATTCTTATGTGAGTCTTTTGTACAAGATGTGAATGAAAATAAACACCATTCAATAACAATTGCTGATTATATTATGAATGAATTTGCTAAGGCTATTGCCGAAGCACTTGATGAAGCAATCTACAATGGTAAGGGTGCTGCTGAAAAACAACCTGAAGGAATTACAAGTGCTGTTAAAAGTACAAAGAAAGTTACAAGCATATTAGAACTTTTAGGTGTAATTGGTGGAATTGATGTATTATTCTATGAACATAATGCACCTCAAGGAACTATTACAGTTGCAGCTAATAGGAAAACTCTTTATAAATGGATTTATCCTGAAACATGGGGGAAAGATTCTAATGGAAAACTTGTATATGGAATGGGAAATACTCTACCAGATGGAACAAGAATTATTACATCAAATGTAATTCCTGATGATGAAATTGTAGTAGGAGATTTTAACCAATATATACTTGGAATTAGAAAAGATATGACTTTTGATACCAATGATAGATTGCAATGGATTGAAGAAAACATTGGTTATAAAATCCGTGGAAGATATGATGGAAAAGTTATTAATCCTAAGGCTTTTGCAAGATGTAAATTTGCAGCTCCATCTACAACATCACCTTCTACTGGAGCATAATTGATATAAGATGAAAAACGGTGAAAAGATTGATTCCCTCGTGACTTTGGTAAAACAAAGAGAGGGAATTTTAAATACCGTTCAAGATGACTATATGGAAGCAATAGTCAAGGGAGTAATAAGAGAGCTTGAAAAACAACATGGGATAAGTGTTGACCTTGATGATATGGATATATTTATGTTTGTTGTAGATATGGCAAGTTATAGGTATTCCAATCGTGATTCTATTGAAACTTTTCCAAGGCATCTTGAATATAGGTTAAGAAATTTTTATATCAATAAGTCTAATGATATTGAAGGTGATTAGATGACTTTTAATGATATAGTTATTTTATTTAACAAGGTGAGTGAAGAAAAGGATAAGTATGGGAACACTCATCTTATTTTTGATAAATCTTCTATAAGTCAATCCTTTTGCCATGTTAGAGACATAGGTCGTGAGGAATTTTATCTTGGTAAAAATAACAGGTATAAACCATCAAAGGTTATAACCTTAAGAAAAAACCAGTATGAAAACGCCCAATATATGATCATTGGAAAAAGTATGGACTTAATGAAGGATTTAAAAGATTTTGTCAATGATGAGGATATAAAACTTTTTAAGGTTATAAGGACTTATACTCCATCATCTTTAATGCTTGGTCGTAATGAGAAAAAAATCATTGGGGTTTATAAACCAGGTCGTGATGATGTTGAGATAGTTCTTGAAGAACAATATGGAATACCTAAAACTGAAATAAGAAAACAAGTAAAAGAGATTCTTGGAAGTGATGAAAATTGAAAAGTTTATCAGACCAATTAAAAGAGATATTTGATGATGAAACTTTAGCAACTAGAAAAACGATTGAAGAAGTTAGTGATGAAGCTAGCGAATTTGGATTAAAACTAATTAAAAAAAGAAGTCCAAGGGACAAAAATAGAAAGAGTTCTAGGGTTGGCAAAGGTCGTTATGCTAGTGGTTGGAGGGATGAAAAAGAATACGTTGGTGGGTCAATAACAAAACATACTCTACACAATGTGAATGAACCTACTCTAACTCACTTATTGGAAGATGGTCACGTTGTTAAAAATCAGTTTGGAACTTATGGGAGAACGAGAGCAATTCCTCATATAAAAGTTACAGAAGAAGATACTGTTAATTATTTTGAAAGAAATGTTATTAGGAAATTAGAAAAATGACAAAAAATCCAATGGAAATATTTAAAGATTTTGAACTTGATATTGATCATGGAACAATTAAAAAGAGTGAACCTCCATTTTTAGTTTATCGTGGTAAAGGAAGTTCGAATTTTAATGCTGAGGACAAGGTTTATTATAGTGATTATGATTATAGTATAGAATATTATTTTATCTATAAGAATGAGGATATGGAAAAAGCTATCGAAGAAAGATTTGATAGAGAAAATATAATGTGGGATAAGTCCTCGGATATATTTATTGAAGAAGAAAATATGTTTGTGATTTATTACAATATTTAAAAATTGAAAAATAGAAATAAAAATTAGTGTTTTACGAAAGTAAGACACTTTTTTAATACAAAAAATTAAGGAGATATAAATATGGCAAATGAAAACAAAGTTAAATTTGGGTTAAGAAATGTTCATATATTCCCAATCGAAGATGAAAGCGATATGGAAATTAAGTATGGAAAAGTTATAAAGTTACCAGGTGCTGTTAATTTATCATTATCAATTGAAGGTGATGAAAATACTTTCTATGCTGATGATATTCCATATTACAGTACATTTTCAAACAACGGTTATTCTGGAGATTTGGAAATAGCTAAGATTACAGATGAATTTATTGTTGGAATATTGGGTCAACAAAAAGATGATAACGGGGCAATAATTGAATCAATTAATGATAAGATTAAACCTTTTGCTATGGCTTTTGAATTTCAAGGAGACGTAAAGGCTACAAGAAATATCTTATATAAAGTTACTGCTTCTAGACCAAGTGCTGAACATTCAACAATTGGTGAAACTAAAGAACCTCAAACAGATACTTTATCTATTAAGGCTATTGCAAGAAGTAGTGATGGAAGAATTAAGGCAAGACTTTATGAGGGTCAAACTGGTTATGAAACATTCTATGAAAATGTATATGAAGGAAAAATTACAAGTAAACCATCAAGTGAAACACATAGTTAAGGAGTAAAAATTGCAAAAAACAATTAAGATTAACGGCAAGAATGTGGACTTTAAGTTCACTCTTGCTGCTTTTTATATATTTAAAAATCAATTTGGTTATGACGCTATGAATAAAATAGTCCCAATGATTGGGGAAATTATGACTGGTTTGGATTTTGCTGCACTAGAGAAAGAAAAACTTAACAATGCAAGTATGTATGAAATGCTTGGAGAAAGTTTACAAAATACATTTGGTTTTGAAATGGTTGATATTTTGAACTTTATATGGGCTTTCGCCAAATGTGGAAATAATGAAATCGGCGATCCTATTTCTTGGTATTCAAGCTTTGATGAATTTCCAATTATTGATGTGATGAAAGAATTTGTGCCAGCACTTATGGAATCATTAGGAAGTAAAAAAAAATTAGTGAAGAAGAATACGGAAGTGAAGATTCAAGAGAAAACAGAGAAACAAAAGTAGATACTGATTTACTCTATCAAAGTGGACTTATGTGCAAGATGGATTTTGAAATGATCAGTCAAATGACACCAGGTAATTTGGTTGATTATATTTTATCCTATAACGAATATCAAGGAAAAGTGAATGGAAATGATAAGAAAAAAGGAAAAGTCCGTCTTGCAACACAGACAGATTTTGATAATTTTTAAAAGTTTGGAGGTGTAATTTATGGCTAGAAAAGTCAGAGGAATAACAATTGAATTTAGTGCTGATATGACAAAGTTTGAAAAAGCTATGAATGAAGCCTACAGTAAGGGTCGAAGTCTTGAAAGACAGATGAAAGATATAAATAGACTTTTAAAGGTTAGACCAAGTGATCAAGGTTTATACACACAAGCTTTTGAAACATTAGAAAAACAGATTGAAAATTCTAAGAAAAAATTAAAAGAATTAAAAGACGCCTATAAGGTGGCTGAAAAAGAATTTAATGAAGGGAAAATCGGTAAAGAAGCTTTGTTTGCCCTTCAAAGGGATATCAAGGCTACTGAAAACGACTTGAAGAAATTCAATAAATCTATTGATGAAATGAAGAAAAAAGCTAGTCACTTTGAAGAATTAGCTGCTAAAATAAAAAAAGTTGATGAGAGCCTTAAAAAGAACAAAGAATTGTTAGACCAAGTTAATAAAGCCTTAAAACTAGATCCTAAAAATGTTGATTTGGCTAAAAAGCAACAGGAACTTTTAGCTGAATCTATAGCAAAAACTAAAGAAAAAATTGAACTTTGTAAACAAGCTCAAACTGAACTTGTTAAAGAATTTAATAAAGGTACTTATACAAAACAAGAATTTACTGAAAAATATGCTAAATTAAGGTCTGAAATAATCCTATCAAAAGAGGAAATGAGAAAGCTTGCAAAAGAAAGTGATATTACAGGTATAAAACTTAAAAATGCAAGTGAGAAATTTTCTAATATTGGTAATAGTCTTAAAAAAGCTGGAGATTGGATGACAAAAAGAGTTACTCTACCAATCACGGGAGCAATGACTCTCGCAACAAAAGAAGCTATCAATCTCGAAGATGCTATGGCTGGTGTTCGTAAGACTACTGATATGACTGATACTGAATTGAGGCAAATGGAAGACACTTTTGTTAGTATGAGTAAAAGTACACCTGTTACTGCAAAAGAGCTTGCAAATATTGGTGAAATGGCAGGTCAGCTTGGTATTAAAAAGGAAAACATTGCTGAATTTTCTAAAACTATTTCAGATTTAACCATTGCTACAAACTTAACCGCCGAAGAAGGTGCTAAGGATTTGGCAAGGTTTATGAATATAACTGGACTAACACAGGATAAAATTTCCAACCTTGGGTCTGCTATAGTTGAACTTGGTAACAATTATGCTACAAGTGAAAATGAAATCGTACAAATGGGTTTGAGACTTGCCGCACAAGGTAAAATTGCAGGATTAACAGAAGCTCAAATAATGGGTATAGCTACTGCATTAAGTTCAGTTGGTTTAAAGGCTGAACGTGGTGGTACATCATTTTCAAGAATTATGATGATGATGAATAGTGCTGTATTATCGACAAATGAAAGAATATCAGTCTTAAATGATATGTTAGATGGAACTGGATATACAGTCAATGATGTTACAAGTGCAATCCAACAAGGCGGTAGTAAAGGAAAAGCCGCATTAGATGAGATAGGTCAAGCTGTCGGTATGACTGGTGATGATTTAAAATCCATGGTTAGTGACACAAAAGATGCTAGTGATAAGTTAGAAACTTTAGCTAAGGTGTCGGGAATTAGTGCAGAGGAATTTGCCAATAAATGGAAATCTAATCCTAAAGAAGCTATAGATTTATTCATTAAAGGATTGTCAAGGATGCAATCCGAAGGTAAAGATTTGGGTGGAGTTTTTAAAGAACTTGGTGTAAGTGGTAGACAAGATATTGACACTTTACAACGTTTGGCAGGTTCTGCCGATTTAGCAGGAAAGGCAATGGATGATTCTACAAAGGCTTTTGAATCTAATGTTGCTTTACAAAAAGAGGTTGAAATATTTAGTAAAACAACTGGTAATCAGTTAAAAATCCTTAAAAATGAATTCATAGCTCTAGGACTTAAAGTTGGTAAAGTAGTAATACCCGTATTAAGAGATGTTATTGAATGGTTAAAGGGACTTGCAGAAAAGGCAGAACAAATGAATCCTAAAACCATAGAAAGATTTGTAAAAGCCTTGTTAGGACTTGCAGCTATTGGACCAATTGTTGGAACAGTCGGGAGATTATTATTAAGTTTGAGTAAGATGGCTTTATTTGTTTCTAATGTTTCTGGTGAACTTGCAGCGTTAAGTGCGGGACTTGGTACAAGTGCTACAGGAGCAGGATTATTTGCTAAAGGACTTGCCGCATTAGGACCATTGCTTGCCCCACCTCATGGACTTATTATTGCTGGTGTTTTAGCACTTGGTGGAGTACTCATTGCTTTAAATAAACATATGAGCGAAAGTGCAATCCAAACTGATATATTTGGCGATAAGGTTAGTGAAGGAACTAAAAAAGCTGTTGGTGGATTTCTTGAATTAAGTGATGAAGCTGAAAGGTCTTTGACTAGGTTAAAAGCTACAGGTGAGACTGTCAGTCAAGAAACTGTTGATAGTATTGCTGGTAATTTTGAAAATATGGGTGGTCAGATATCGAAGAAGATTGAAGAAACCAAACAACCTGCTCTTGATTCTTTAACTAAAATGTATACTGAAATGGGTACTATCAAAGACCAAGACACCATTGATACTATAAATAGGGTTAAAAAAAGCTATGAAGACCAATTAGTGAAAATTCAAGAAGGTGAGGCTAGAGTTAAAGAAATTCTTGAAACTGCTAAAAACGAAAAGAGAACTCTAACCGAAGGTGAAAGACAAGAAATAACTACTATTCAAAACAACATGAAAGATGATGGAATTAGAATTCTTTCTGAAAGTGAAGAAGAGTATAACATTATTCGTCAGAGAATGAAAGACCAAGCTGGGGAACTTTCTGCTGAACAAGCTTCTAAGTTGGTACAAGATTCTATCACTACTAGAGATGAAACCATTAAAAAAGCCGAAGAAGAATATGACGAGCGTATAAGAATTGCTAATCAATTAAAAGCTGATGGAACTAAAGAAAGTACTGAAGCTGCTTATAAAATAATTGAAGATGCTAAAAATACTAGAGATGAAACTGTAGCAAAAGCTAAAGAGACTCACGAGAAAATAGTAGAAGAAGCAAAACTACAAGCTGGAGAGCACGTTAAAGAAGTTGATTGGGAAACTGGTGAAATTAAAACAAAATGGCAAATCTTCTTTGATGAAACTGGAGAAGCTATTAGCACTTGGGGTAGAGATTTTAAAAAGAGTTTTAAGGATGCTTTTAAGGCTGCCGGAAGAGATTTTAATAAATGGGTTCAAGATCAAAAAGAAGGTTTTGAAAGAATAGGTAGACATGCTAGAGATAATATAGATGGTTATGTAAAAGCTTTCACGGAATTACCCGGTAGGATATCAGACGGGTTCCATAGAGGTTGGAATTGGGTCAAAGATGGTATAAGTAATGCTGTTTCAAGTGTTTTTGAAAATTTAGTTGAAAGAGTTAAAGGAATGTTTGATTTTACTTTACCTATGCCAAGAATACCCCGCCCTCAAATTCAATGGGAAGAAATCCAAGTGTTAAATAAAACATTTTCTATACCTTGGGATATTTCATGGCACAAAAAGGGTGGTATTTTTACCAAACCTACACTATTTGCGACTGGTTCTGGTTTTCATGGAGTGGGTGAAGCAGGTGCTGAGGCTGTTTTACCTATTGAAAAACTTGATGGAATTGTTGCTAATGCAATGATTAAAGCAGGTGGTAGTAATGGAATTACTATTAGTGGCAACACTTTTAATGTTAGAAAAGAAGAAGATATTGAAAAAGTTGCAAGAAAGTTATACAGACTTATAGAAAGTAAGAAAAGGGGTGTTGGTCTTGGCTAGACTTTTTGAAAATAGTTTAATTTTTAATGGAGTTGAATTTGGTAAGTTTGGTGTGATTGAAAAGATTGACAGACCTTTTTTGACGCCAATGAATATTATTGAAAAAGATATAAATGGTAGAGATGGAGTGTTGTATAAGGATTCTTTATTTGAATCCTTAACTATTACTGTTTCTATTAGACTTTACAATAGTGTTAGACGAAAAATTGATGATATGATCTTTGATTTAATGGAGATGATGTATAGTAAGAAGTTATCTCCATTAAATTATAGAAGAAATAGGGTTTGGTATGACGCTATTCTTGTTGGTGTAAATTCTTATGAAAAGTTTAGAAACGAAAGAGCTTATATGGATTTGGAATTTAAAGTTCCAAGTGGACTAGGTAGGAGCGAGTTTAAGAATGATTATTATAAGGATTTTACAAGAAAGGAAATTTCTTTAAATTCTGTTTTACCTACAAAGGGGATATTCACATTTACTGGTTCATCTAACAAAATTATAAACATGAGAACGGGTGAATTTATTGAAATTCTTTCAGGATCTAGTCAAAAATTTATTATTGATTGTGAAAAGGAAATTGTTACTTTTAAAGGAAATAGGGCAATGGATAGACTTAATCCTTATTCTGATTTTTTTGAGATAAAAAATGGGGATATTATAAAAGCTAGTAGTCCCGTAAGTTTAGAGTTTTACGAAAGGTATTTGTATGATAGGTGATGTGAATGTTAATGTTATATGACAGAGATGAAAGGTTAGTGGCATCTCTTAAATACAATAATATTGAAAGAAAAAGGGAACTTAATGGACTTAATACTTTAGAGTTTGAAACATCTAAAGAAGTTGAGTTTGGGCAAAGAACATTATTTAAGGATAAAAATGGACTCTGGAATGAGTATATAATTTTTGATTATTTTAAAAATCATGAAAATAATGATGTTGATTATTCTGTTTATTGTGAAGATTCTACAAGTGAGTTATATTGGTATTTTATTGACGATTTAAAACCAAGAAATGCGATTTGTTCTAGTGTTTTAAGAAGACTACTTGAAGGAACAAGGTTTGAAGTTGGCTATGTTGATGATTTTGATAAAAAATCTTTTAATCTTTATAGAGAAAGTGTTAAGTCTTGTTTATGGAAAATCCTTGATCAATACGGGGCTGAAATAAATGTAAGAATTGAAGTTGATAAGACGGGAATAGTACATAGGTATATTGATTTAAGAAAGAAAATAGGTCGTGATGTTGGCAAAAGATTTACCTATAAGAAAGATACAGGAGGTATAAAGAAAACAACATCTATTAAGGATTTAGCTACCGCCCTTCATGGTTATGGAAAAGGTGAAGAAATTGTAAAAGAAGATGGAACACCGTCTAGAAATGAGAATAAGATAGGTGACGGTGATTATGGTAGAAAGATTGATTTTTCTGAAATAAATAATGGTAAAACTTATGTTGAAGATAATGAGGCAAGGGTTAAATATGGACTTGGTAGAGAAAGAAGACATATATTTGATCAAGCCGATTTTCCTGATTGTGAGGATAAGCAAGAGTTATTAAGACTAACTAAAGAAAGGCTTAAAGAAGTTTCTAAGCCTAAGATCACTTATGAACTTAATGTTGAGGATATATCAAGATATGAAGGGTGTATCGGCGAAGGAGTTGACCTTGGTGATGTAGTTTATGTAATAGACAAGGAAATTGATACAAGGGTTCAAACAAGGGTTATTTCTATTAAGGACAATCCAATTGAAGAAATTGAAGATAGTGAGATTGTTCTTGGTAATTTTATCAAGGATTTATCAGACAATTTTGCTAGTTATGAAAAATTAAAATCCACTTTTGAAAATGATAGGAATAAATTTAATCAAGAACTTGATAAGCTTGCAAACGGTGTTAAATCATCTTATATACAAAAGGTTTTGGATAAGTTTAATAAAGAACTTAACGAAACTGGTGGTTGGGTTTATGCAGAAGAAGGAGAAGGTTTATTAATACTTAATGCTCCAAAAGATGGAAATCCAACACAAGCTATTAATCTTAAAGGTGGAAAAATTGCTATAGCTAATCATAAAAACGCTGATGGTTCTTTTGCTTATGAAACTTTTGGTGATGGTGATGGTTTTACTGCTAACTTAATTAGGGCTGGTGTTCTAAGAGGTGGTAAGGTGTTTTTTAATCTTGAAGATGGGACTTTTCTTATAGGGGAGTCTAGGACTAATTATTCCATGTATTGGGATGGGAAGACTCTTCATTTTAGGAATGTTGATATTGATTTATCAAATAATTATCAAGTACAAAATATTAATAACAATATCAATGGAATGAAAGATGATTTTACAAAGGATATTAACAGTATAAATGGTAATATAGGTGATATTAATAATAATATAAGTGAACTTGAAAATAAAAACTCTATCCTATCAGATAGAACAGATAAGGGTTTTAATGATATAGGTGTTAAGATTGAAACTGTTGACAAGAAGATAAATATAGTAAGTCAAGATTTTAAGGTTGGTCAAGGTAAGTTTGAATCTAGTATTAATGCAAAAATGGAAGGACTTTCTAATGTTGTTGAAAATACAAGGGCAAATCTTGATGAAAAAATTGAAACATATAATAGTAATAATCTTAAAACAATTGGGACTTTGAAATCACAAATTAGTCAAACTGAAAGTTCTATTACAAGTAGTGTGGCAAGTCAGATTAAGGTTGTCAACAATAAGATTGATAGTAATAACTCAAATATGAAATCATATGTTGATGGTAAAGATTCAGATTTAAAAACATATGTTGACGGTAAAGATTCTAGCGTAAGGTCATATGTACAGAATAATTATTCTACTAAGACACAAACAAGTGATTTGATTGCAAGTAAGGTTTCAAGTGAAATTAGAACTGTTAACAATAAGATTGATACTAAAGATACAAATTTGAAATCATATGTACAGAATTATTATTCTACTAAAACACAAACAAAGGATTTAATTGAGAATAAAATCTCAAGTTTTTCTAATTCTGTTTCAAGTTTGGGAAATAGGGTTTCTAATGCTGAATCAAAAATTAGTCAAACAGCAAGTGAGATTTCTTCTAAAGTATCGAGGAATGGAGTAATATCGGCTATAAATCAATCCGCTGAAAGTATTAAGATAAAAGCTAGTAAGATTAATCTTGACGGAGATTTGACTTTGAAAGGGAGATTTCAAACTTTTAATGGTAGTAGTAAAGCACTTGATATGGACGGGTCTCAAATTAAAATGTATGATCCTAAAGATTCCAATTATTTAATGGGAGCACTAGAAGCTAAATCAACACTAACTCTGTCAGGTGGCATGGCATATATCAGACCTATTATGGGTTTATGGCATGCTGATAGAGCTTTGACTATTTTCAATCATGGTTCAAATTTTGATAAAGAAATTAACCACTATATAGTTTTAGATAAAGATGAACATATTGATTATCATGATGGATATCCAATTGTCATGTATCAAAATACTATGGTTAGAGGTAAATTGATTGTGAACGAAGGAATGGCTGACAACACACAGAGTAACTATAATGTAGGACAAATAAGAGTTGGTGCATGGACAATAATTAGTAAGGGAAATTATGGGGAAAATCTAAATATTCTTTATGAAAATCATACTGTCATGGGAATATATGGTGGTGACAATGGTAATAATCAAATATATCTTAATGGTAATAGTGAAGTATACCTTAATGGTAGAAGGATTCATTATTAAACGTGTAAGTGAACAAAACATTTTTAGCATATTAGGAGCGATGAATGAAATTAAAAAACGAAGAATTGTATAATATTAACGCTATTTTAAGCAAGTTATTTGAACAGAAAACATCTGCAAAACTTGCATTCAAACTTTATAAAATAAAAAGAAAACTTGAAGATGAAATTATAATTATTAATGAAAGTCTGAAAGGTAAAGAAGAGGATGAAAAAGAAGTAAATGAAGTTTTGGTTATGGAAAATGAAATAGATATTGAAAAGATAAAAGCATCTGAATTGGAAGAATTGAAATTATCCATGCAGGATGTTTTTTATTTGGAAGCTATTATTGATTTTGAGGAGGAAGAAAATGAGTAAATTTGTATGTGATGAAAAGAAATATCTTGTGAGTAGAACAAATGAAGAAGGTCGAGAAGAATTAGCTCAAATTGATGAATATTCTGGAAATATTTATTGGATAAATACACTTGATAGGGTTTACAGATTTGAAAATATAGAGGATGCAAAATCATTTAAATTGTCACAAGAAAGTTTAGCTAAGTCACTCAAAAAAGAATGGAAGTTTGAAATATTAGAAGAACATACTATTGTTAATGAAGGTGAATAATGATGATTAGTTCTGATAATAAGTATATTTTTGAAACTACTAGAGGTGATGAGTTTAATTTATATATTTTTATAGATAAAATGCCAATAACAAACGCTAAAACATTAACTTCAACCATAAGAAGAAATGAGGATTCAAGTGAGCAAATAAGTTCTTCTTGTTCTGTGTCTGGTAGTGGAAAATATGTGATTAAATTTAGTTCTAGTCAAATGAAAAATCTTTATGGAACTTATGCTATTGATGTTGAATTATCGGATGGAAATTCTAGTAATTGTAAAACTTTGGTATTAGGAAGTCTTATTGTAAATAAAGATGTGACTTATTAGTGGGGTGATTTAATGAGTGATTATAAAATATTAGTTAATTCTTATGATGATTATACATTGGCTGTTGAAGTTGGAAAACTTGCTAATAATCTTGAAGAATTAAAAATGAAAATATCCAATGTAAAGAAAGAAAATGGAAATACCGAAATAACTTTTTCTGACGGACATAAAATTAATATTAAAGATGGAGATACACCTACAATTGATAAGAATGGTTTTTGGGTTATAGGAGGTCAATCTACAGGAGTTAAAGCAAGAGCTGAACTATCATTTAAAGAATTAAGTGAACAAGAAAAGTTATCAATAAAAGGTGATAAAGGAGACCCTTTGAGATGGGAAGATTTGACTTATGAACAAAAAGCTAGTCTTAAAGGTAAGACTGGAGATACTGGTCAAGCTAGTAGGGTTTTGAAGACAGAATATGATAGTGAAGGTAATACTTTAATTACTTTTAATGATCAAACAACTGCTAAAATCAATCGTGGTAAGACTGGTCAAAAAGGGGATAAAGGAGATTCCACTACAACCTCATCTATAACAAAGAGTGGACTCACTACTACTGTTAAATTTACTGACGGTAAGAGTATGCAAATACAAGATGGTAAAAGTGTGAAGGTGGATTCTTATAGAATTCTTGATGATGGTAATACTGAAATTACTTTTACAGATGGTAAGAAAGCTACCATCAAGAAGGGTCAAGATGGGACTGTTAAGTTTGATGAATTAACAGAAGAACAGATTAATATGCTTAAAGTGGAAGTAGTAGATGACTTAGAAACTGGGGGTAGTGATAAGGCTTTGTCGGCTGAACAGGGGAAGAAGCTGTTTAGACTTATAGAAAGACACCATCCACCTAAACCTCTTATAATGACCGCTGTAATTGACCAAGCGAACTCTAATCCTCTAACTTGTATCACTTATGAAGATGATGCAAAGATGATGGAAAAAGGTAGTCCTGAATGGAACGATTTTTTCCAAAGTCAATTAGTATTGTTTAAGGATGGTAAGGAAGTGAGAGAGCTTGAGGATTCTGAACTTAATGATTTGAAACCTGATGATGGAGATGTTATGGTGAGATTTCCTCGTAAGGGTTTGAGGATTAAGACTGTTGGTGAAAAAGTTTATGTATCAATGACTAATGCTTCTAATGACTCTGATTTTAAATATTATGCACATAGTAGGGGTGATAGTCCAAGGGATGCTTTTTATCTTGGAGCATATCTAGGTTTTGAAGAAAGTGGAAAGTTAAGGTCGATCACTGGTAAAGCTCCTACGGGAAGTAAAACTATAGGTGATTTTAGGACAATTGCACAGGCAAATGGTGCAGGATATGAACAATTAGCCTTTTACCAATGGACATTCTTACAAGCTATGTATGTACTGAAATATGGTAACCTTGATTCACGAGTCGCTCTAGGTAAGGGTGATATGAATACAAGTAATCATGATAAAGTGACTGGTGAAACTAACGGAAAAGGAATGGATTTTGGAACTGCAAGTGATACCACCAAGGTAAGATTCCAATGGGTTGAAGATTTCTTTGGGACAAAAGAGCAATGGTTAGATGGTGTTAAATCTAATAACAATAAGATATGGATTAACAATGATAAATTCAATGATGGTAACAATGGATATAAATCTTATGAAGGTTATTATGTTTATAAGCAAAATAGGATAAAAAGTGTTATAGGAGACTCTGAAAGAGGATTCATACCGAAGTCAGATAATGGAAGCTCGACTACATATTATTGTGATTATGGGTTAATTAGACCTACTTACGATAGAGTTGCTCGTGTGGGTGGCAGGAGTCGTGATGATGCGGGTGCTTTCTATTTCTTTGCTGATGTTGGCGCGTCTGCTGCTAGTTTGTATGTCGGCGCTCGCTTAATGTTCCTTTAGATGGGAGGTCTTGATGAAAAAATTAAAAGATGTGATTGGGTCTAAAGAAGCTAGTAAAGAACTTATTATTGGTAAGGATACTATGTATATCCATACTAATATTAAACCTTATGTAGATAAGAATGAAATAGATAAAGAAAATAAATCTGAACTTTATATTTATGACGAAATACAATTTACTTTGCATGAATATTTAGAGTTAAAACAACAAGAAATTGACCTTATGACAAAGGCTCAAAACTCTACTGAGGATTTGTTACAAGAAATAATACTTAAAATGTATGAAGTGTAGAAAGGGGGTGAAATAATGAAAATAGTTGAATTTTTGGCTTATAGGATAACTGTGGGTTTACTTGAATTTAAGAATGTACCTGCACCACTAAAAGAAAAGGTTAGAGTGGAGTTAGAAAAACTTGGATTGGGTTTTCTAGCTGAATAAGAAAGAGAGTGAAAGCTCTCTTTTTTTATATAGTATAAAGGAAGTGAGAAAATTGTGTTTGAATTAGCAAAAGCGATAAGTGAATATGGAATATTGATAGTGATAGCGGGTTTATTTTTATATTTCTATATTTCGGATAGACGTGTTTGGCAAAAAAATCAGGACAAGCAATTCGAAAGAAGTAATGAAATTAATGACAAGCTAACAGAAATAATTGCTAAAAATACATCAGGGCTGGATTTGTACGAAACAAGTCTAAATAAACATTCCTGTGATTCTAAACAAAGTTTCGATGATTTAAATTCTAGGGTAGATAAAATTGATGATAAGATTGACTTATTACAATCAACTACCAAAGAGTTGGCAACAAAGGAAATGGCGGAAGAAATAAAGGAAGAAGTAAGAAATTTAAAAAGATAGGGGACTAGTAATATGCTAGTCCTTTTAAAATATAAATATAGGAGGAATTATGAGTAATAGTAGTTTAGTTGATTTAGTAAGTTACAGTCCAAACCATAGTGGCAGAAGGCAAAATCCTATAACCAAGATAGCAATACATCATACAGCAGGAGTTTTGACAGCTGCTGGTATTGGTAGTGTATTTAAGTCTACATCTAGGCAAGCTTCTTGCAACTATGGAATAGGAAATGATAACAGGATAGTTTTAGTAGTGGATGAAGCAAATAGAGCATGGACAACATCTTCTGCTTGGTGTGATAATAGGGCTGTTACGATAGAAGTTTCTAACTGTCAAAACGGTGGAAATTGGCTTGTTTCAGATAGAGTTTTAAATACTTTGATAGATTTAGTTACAGATATATGTAGGAGAAACGGAATAAAAAACTGCACTTATACTGGAGGTAAAGACGGAGTTTTACAAATGCATAGATGGTACGCTCAAACATCTTGTCCTGGTCCTTATTTAGGTAGCAAGTTTACCTACATTGCTAACGAGGTTAATAAGAGATTAAGGGGTGGAAAATCTACAAGTACATCTAATAATCTTTATCGAGTAAGAAAATCTTGGGGAGATAGTAAAAGTCAAAAAGGGGCTTTTAAAAATCTTAATAGTGCTATAGATCTAGCAAAAAAGAATGGATATAAGGTTTTTGATAATAGTGGAAAACAAGTATATCCAGAAGTAAAGAAAGCAAGTACAAGCTCTAATAATTCTAGTCCAAAATTTATCAAGTATGAAAACTGGACGGGTATAACTCTAGACGTATGTAACGTTAGGTCAGCTCCTAATACTAATGCTCCTATTGTTGCACAATATCAAAAAAATAAACCAATACATTACGACCAAGTCTGGGAGGGTGATGGTTACAGATGGATTTCCTACATTGGAGCAAGTTCTGGAGAAAGAAGATATGTTGCTTGTAGGAGATTAAGTGGAGATACGACACCTTGGATTAAGTTTTGATTGACTTATAGTATCATATATGGTACTATAATATCACAAGGGAGGTGAAAAGTATTTGACTAAAAAAGATAAGCTTATCAAGAAAATGAAAGCAAGTCCTAGAAATATTAGTCCGGATGAAATTGAAAAAATGCTAGGCTGGTTAAATTTTGATAAAAGGAAGAACAATGCAGGTAGTCATCAAATTTTCAAAAGGAAATCTGACGGAAAAGTTTTTAACTTGGTTTTAACAAATAATCCAGTTAAAAAATATCAAGTTGATGATATACTTAAAATAATTGAAGAAGGGGAATAATTTCCCCTTTGGAAGTCAAATACTTTTAAAAAAAATGAAAGATTTAAAATATTATTTATCTTTACCATGGAATTTTAAAGTTAAAAAGGTGAATGATGAGAGTGGAAGTTATTATCTAGGCTGTATTCAAGAAATACCAGAGGTAAGAGGTCATGGAGATACTTTAGATGAATGTTATGATCTTGTGATGGAAATATTAGAAACAAATTTAGAACTAATGATTGAAGATGGGGACAAAATACCAGAACCAGTTGATAAAAATTATTCTGGAAAATTTAATGTAAGAATACCTAAATCTCTTCATAAAAAATTATCAGAAGAAGCAGAAGATGAAGGTATATCATTAAATCAATTAGCAGTTTATAAATTAAGTATATAAAAACATTTAAGCGATTACATAAGTAGTCGCTTTTTTAGTGGATAAAAAAGGAGATATAAATGATAAAACACGAAGAATTTTTAAGATTATGTCAAAGAAAAGTTGCTGAAAATGAAAATAAAAGAACTGATATAAAAGAAGAGATAGATGTAGATGATGTATTTTTGGTTTGGAGCTGTAAAACTTTGCAAAACAGTAAATGTTTGATGAGTATACCAGTAAAAGGAGCATATTATTATGAGTTTACCTACAATGGAGATAGAGGAGAAATATATATGGTCATTTATAAAAAGGTTGAGAATATACATTTAGATGAGAACGGAAAAAGAGTAGTGGAACGTGTTAAATAATTAAGGAGGATAATATGGATAATAATTTAAAAATGTTTATAATCGGAATGTTAGCTGTTGCAATTGTATACTCTATAATTACTTTTCTTAATTATAGTAAAGAATATACAAAAGAAATAAAAAATGAAAGGGTAAATTATACCCTAGACAGGTTAAATAAGATTATAGGAAAAGCCGTGGGAGCAGCAAAACAAGTAATAGTTGATAATGCAAAAGATGATGGCACTTTTACACCTTCATTTGGTAAAGAAATAAGGGATGAAGTGTTTGAATCAGTTTTGAAGGTATTAGGAGATGAGGGAAAACAACTTTTAAATGAAGCCTTGGGAGATTTAGATAAATATATTTCCGACGGCATAGAAGATGAAGTTGATAAACGAAAATAGTATAATACTAGATGATAAGTAAGCAACATATAGTGTTTACAGAAAATTCTACACGACCACTGGCTTTGGCTGGTGGTCTTTTTTTTTGTGTTTAGGGTATAATTATTGTAGATATAGTGAACTGGTCGTGCTAAAGCCGACTGTGAAATTTCCTACCTTAAATGTGGTAGGATTTTTTATTTGGAGTATAATAATAGTACCCATTAGCATCAAAGATATTTAAAAAATCCCGCCTTATATGGTGGGATTTTTTATATTTTAAAGTATAATAGTATTGATCAATTAGTTTTGTTACGACAGACTAAGACAAAAAGACACTTGAGAAGGAATTAAGCTAGATTAATTATCTATGCTCCTGGGGTGTCTTTTTTTTTTTGTGCTTATTTTTATTGTATTTTGCTTGAATTGGCTTATCTATTGTTTTATTTTAATATTTAAAGACAAAAGTTATTTTATAAGGAATACCATTGGTATACTTTATTATTTAATTAGCTTATACGTTAAATCACGAATGATTAGCTTATTTTCAAGGATTATAAGGCTTGTTTTGGCTTATGAGGTAGAATTATTATAATTTGGCTTATGTATGAGTAATATTTCTTTCATGCTTTTGGCTTATGAGATTTGCTTATCACAATTTGGCTTATGAAGGGTGAATAAAAGTATAAGCAAATTGGCTTATGTAGGATTAGAATTGGCTTATGTAGAAATGAAATTGGCTTATGAAAGAAGATAAAAAAAAGAGGACTGAATTAACAGTCCTTTTGTTTTACAAAACTTTATATCATTTTTACCAAGCTTTATATTATTTTTACAAAGCTTTATATTATTCTAATACATCAAATGTTATTAATCAATGAAATATTTTAATTTTTAGTTTTTCAATACATCTTATGTTATTAATCATTAATCCTTTTTCATTTTTAATATTTCAACACATCAAATGTTATTAATCAATAAAGAAATAAGAATTGAATTTTAAAATGATAATTTTGTTTATCTGTTTTTAGTATATTATAGTTTTTTATTATTGTCAAATGATTTTTGAATTATGTATATAATAATTATTATTTATTTAATTTTTAAATTTATTATTTTATTATTTAATTTTTATTTAATTTTTATTTAATTTTTTAAATTTCGTTCATTTTATTCGATTTATTTTTTTTTTTTTTTAAGCTTT